ATTGAGTGTGCGGAACTGATCAACACCAGCAAGCAGGTGATATGCACGCTTCATCAGCGGCGTGCCATCACGCATAATGCGTTTACCGGGTGTTGTAAGCATTCTAAACGCTAAAGAACTAGTGAATGGTGTTTCAACTAAATCACTGCCTTGCGCCATGCGATCATAAGCAATCTTATTAGTATTATTGATGTAAGCGACTTTCGTTGATTTGGTTGGCCGACCCTTTGGCATTTTGATTTCATCGCGAACAGTAGCTCGAATGATTTGGAAATCAGACCATTCTTGTGGTGTGAGAAAATCAGACTCTTTGAACGGACGCGCACCCTCAACTTCTGGTTTTACCCAAGGCCGCTTATCAAACTCTTCACTTAGAGCTTTTTCATCGATAGTGACTTTCTTACCTTTGATAGAAACGCCGGGAGTATCACCACCACCAGCCTCTTTCTGAGCTTGTTTGTTTTGTGTGACGCGCTGCTTTTTGAGTGTGTCTAGCTCTTGACCAAGTTGTTTACGTAATTGATCTAGTGGAATATTACGCGCCCCCTCAATGGGAGCTTCAGCTAATGCCGCTGCAAGTGCTTCTGGTTCATCAAGAAGTTTTTGTATTCTAGCAATTTCATCATCAAGCGTTTTGAGTTGTGACTGTCTTGCTGGACTCACTGACGGTGGTGCGGTCTCATTAGAAGCATAGCTAATAGTACGTCCACCAAATGACTCAGGTAGTGTGCCTTTGCCTTGGAAAATTTCATCGCGCATAGCAGCGCCTTTGCGCACTGAATTATAGCTGCCACGAGCCATAGCAGGCACAGAACCAAGAATCGTGCTTACCGCTGTCATAGTGGCAAGGTTCATTCCAGTTTCTGTTGCAGTGTTTGTTCTGTCGAAAGGGGCGCGTATGCTTTCAGATACTAAGCCAGTAACAAAGCCGCCTCGCGCTGATGCAGCGGCAGCTTGCCTAACTGTCATGCCACCCTTTGCCATCAAGCCAAGTTGTCCCCAAACAGGAATGGCAAAGGCAATATTCATAGGATCAATCAAAGCAGCAACCCACATGCCACCAGACCATATCCCAGCTTCTGCTAATGTTTCTTTTTCAGTTCTGCGTCGATCAATATTTGCAGTGATTGCTCTGAAATGCTCTTCATCTTTTGCAAGTGCAAGCTCATTCAACTGATCTTCATATCCAGCAATACGTTCTTGTGTGAACGGATCAAACATAGGATCATATGTACGAGCGCCAAACTCTACTTGCTCTGCTGCAGCATCAAGCAGCGGTCTGTAGTTATATGCAAAGGTTGCACGAAATGCTTCGCCAAAGCTCACACCATCTGAGGGACGATTTTCTACAGGACCCACATCACTTGGAAGCACATAAGAGCTTTCGACACCAGCAATACCCATTAATTAACAATACCCCTGCGCTCAAGATAATCTTCAGCTTGATTGCCAGTGCCAGTGATTGATTGCTCAGCTTGTTCGATAACAGCTGATCGCACATTACGCGCCCTAGCTATCTTCGCCTCAAGCCCATCTTCAAATGCAGCCCTCATCTTTGAAGACCTATTGATTTGATCTGTATTAATTGTGAGCGGCATACTAGAACCATTCCGTCGTACATAGTTGCCTTCTGTATCAACAACAGTCCAAGTAATTTTACGATTTGTTGATTGATTACTCGGCCAAAGAAAATGAGTTTCACCAATTTTATCAGTTACATTTCCAGTGTTTGCCATGAGTATGTCGTTAGCTTTACCAAGAAACACAGTGTAAGTCAGACCACGGCTGCCATAAAATGTTTCTGGAGCAAATTCGTGTCTTTTATATTCAAACCCATCAGGAGAGCGAATCAGATTTGTTTCGCCATACATTGCCTGATAAGCATTAGCAACAACCTCAACAGCTTGATCTTTTGGCAACGAACCAAAGGCGCGAATTGCTACTGGCATAAGTCTACGAATTGAACCGGGAGTTAATGGCTGGCTAAAAAATGTCCCATCAAACTTATCTGAATTTTCGATCATAAATTCAGTAATGATATTATTTGCAGATTGATTTGGCTTTTGAAAGGTCATTTGAATCTTAGATTCAAGCTCAGGCAAACGACCTGTATTCATATTTAAAAAGTTTACACCATCAGCCACACGATCTACGCCAAAGGTGTTTGCATAACCATGCAATGCCTCAAAGAACATAAATGTATCATCTGTCATTCCTTTAGGACGATGCACATTACCAGCCTCGCTTATGCCTTTTGTAGAAAGATTATACAAAGTAAGGAGATTTTTGAGGTTATCTGCTTGCAGTTGAATATCACCATTAGCAACACCATCAAGGGTAGCTTTGAATGACTTGGGCAACAAATTGCCATTTACCATAATAGATTTAAGAGTAGCATTATTCATAATCGCTGAGACGGTTTCATTAGAAGACCAGCCTTCAACGCTTGTATCGACACCAAAAGCAGCAAATCCTGCATCAAGTCTGCCTGCTGCTTTGTCACCTGTAATGTTATTATTGCCGTCAGCCATATTTGTCATAAGACTTTGAACAGCAGCAGCTTCAGCCCTTTCTGATAATTTTTTAGCCCATGTCCCATGTAAGACACTTATTTGATTTGCAATTACACGACGGGTTGCAATGTTACCAATGCTATCAAGCTGATCTTGATTGATAAGCGCAGGGAACATTTCCATACGAATATTGCCATCTTTATCAATCGAACTAGATGGAACATCAGCTATAGGTGGAATAGCATCATTTGCTTGTCCTGTACGAAAAGCACGCTCTAAAGCAAATACAGAATCTGTATCACCTAAATTAAGTAAACGATCAACCTCACGATATGCAATCTCACCATAATAGGCCTGATCAACAAGGTCTGTAATGCTCTTAATAAATTGATCAGTAAGGCCATCTTCAGTGCCAGTTTCACGCATATCAGCAAGGATAGCTTCACGCATTGCATTTGCACTGCCGTATTGATTGTTTTGTACTAACGCTCTAACAGTATCAACTTGATCCGCATATTGAATTTGCAAATTTTCAAGACGAATACGTTCTTGCTCTCTTGCTTCTGTTAGCAGCATTGCATTGTAATGCTGATTCTGAACATCAGTTGCGCTGTCGTTAATTACACGATCAGTTAAGAACTGAAACTCATCTGGTACAGCATCACGGAACCCAGAGATAATCTGCTGGGATTTTGCCATAAATTCTTCAGATGTTTTTGATTCACCTCGTGCATTTATTAGTGCTGTTTCAACATCAACTTTGAATGCTCTTGCATAATCACGCTCAAGGATAGGGCGAGCCGCGTTCCGTGCAACGCGGCTCATATCTTGTGTAACGTCTACAAATTGTAGTTTGTTTTGTTCATCTCGTATTGGAGCAGTGAGTGCAGCTTGACGACCAAACTCTTGTTGCTCGACAACAGCATCCCGATACATTTGATCAGCGATGCGATTACTCGCACGCTGCATAGCCTGACCAACTTGGGCGCTGCCAGTGTCTGTATTCACCTGACGAACACCACTCGTAAAAATTTGGTTACCCTTAGATTTTATTACACCAGCCATTATGCTTCCCCTGATCCCGGTGTTACATTTTTGAATCGCAGGTGATTTACATATCCAGAAGAGAGACTATCAAGCAAAATTTGTCGTTGTTGATTTTTACCTCTCGCACGAGCAACAGCAGCTTCAAGGTTTGATGCAGCAACAGCATTTAGAGTATTCATTGTATTACGTGCTACATCAGTTCCAGCATCTTTTCTTAAGCGTCTGTTAATAGCATCAATACTGCGATCATCACGATTCATAAAACCAGCAACAGCAGCATTCGTTGAAAGGGCAACAGAAAGTTGGTCAAGCCTTTGATTGTGCCGCTCAATGCCCATGAGTTTAGCATTTTCACCTTGAATCTTTGCTTGCTGCGCACGATAACGCGCTTCAGCAGAAGCATTCCGCATTTGCTGAATAGTGCTAAAAGCAGTAAATGCAATCAGAAATGGGTCCATTAGATTGTCATCTCCATCACAAGACCATTAAGCGACAACGACATGGGTGCTGATTGAGATACAGTCACTGTTGGATCACGATCAAAGCCAAGAACAAAAAATTCTTTTTTGCCAGAAATCGCTGAACGAGCAACACTAAAGTCGTCGTTAACATTTCGTATAATTAAATCAGTCCCGTCAACAGACACTGACAATGTATCTACAAGATCAAGAATAACAGATGTGATTCTGCGAGGTTTACCAGTCATTGGGCCATTCTGAACATTCCCATCAACAGGCAGTGTTTTCATGGTAGGTGCAAAAGAAAATCCAATCGAAACAGATGAAACACTAGAGTCAACAGCAGATACATCAACATTCCCAGAAGCAACGGTAAACTCGCCCAGATAATCAGTGCCACTTACAACTTTTACAGTAGCGCCATTGCTAAAGTTAGAACTCACAGAAAAGACACCAGAGCTACCAGAATAGGTATTGCAGTAATCCATTGGTTGCTCAGCTTGAAACTCTTCAATGTAAAACTTGTTTGCACCGCTTCCATTATTACGAACAGAAGCAGTAAAGAGACGCGTACCAACAGCACAAATAGAATGGAAGCTGCCATTAGTGGTCCAACGCATCCATCCCTGTCGTTTATCAGCTCTCATAGAATAAAAAACAGTAAGATCACCATCACTGCCAACATAGAAAGCAAAGCTCTCAGGCTTATTCATAGCTCCTTTAGACACAGCCTGTTGCCAAGGATTTGTAATCAAATGTGATGAAAGAACAGAAAGTTCAGTTGATACATAGGCACCTTCAGTATCACTGAAGATATATTCTCTAACAGCATTGCCAGCTTTCTGCACATACAGCGTTGCACCATCCAAAGGTTCTGGCCGAACAAAGTTTGAGCCAAATGGCGTTTGCCTTCTAACCTGTGCAGTTGCAGGAGTGACTGGTGTTGTAGCAAAAGCCGGAATAAAAAACTCTGACTCACTAGCAAAGATTTGCAAGTCACGATTAGATACCAGATGGCGTATCTGATCAAATGTACCGACTGCACCAGTTACATCGATCGAATCATCATCATTGCCATCACCAGTATCAAAATTAAAGAATCGATTACTTTTCGATGCCCACAGATGATTGGGTTGTGCTTGTGTGCCAGCAAACCATAAACGTCCTTCATGGAAAGTCACGGCGGCAGGATACCCACGCAAGGAGGAATACGACTGTTCAGCCCACTCTGTTGTAGCTGCACCTGTCGCAATACGTGGGGAGCCACCTCCTACCGCCGTGCTGGTGGCACTCGCAGCAGCTGTGATTTCATAAGTATTCTCATCAAGCACAGCTGAAATAGTTCTTGTTCCATTTATATTTGCAGCACTTATTCCTCCGACTGCTGCTGCACGATCAATCACAATAGATGCATTTGCAGCAAGTCCATGAAACGCATGAGTCACTAATACAGTGCTGCTGCCTTCAACAGTTTCGAGAGCATCAATTGCAAGCTGCTGACGCAACGTACCTTTGATTGTTGCCGTAACAGTTGTTGCATTTGTAAAGCCTGTGATAAGTGCATCTGTTTCACCAATACGCAGTGTTGTACCAACATGACCACTTTGGAAATAATCTGCACTAGATGTAAGTGTTGCTCCAGCACCAGATGTAGCAGATGAGGCGAGTGTTACCCCAACATCTTGGAAACTGTGATATGGCTGGAATGTAAGATTATCATCAGAGGATTGCTCAAACTCAAATGTATCTACCTTGAATGTAGTAAGACCAGTACGAACCAACTTACGAATCATAAAAGTGGTGTGATTTATGAACATCACATCACCAGCTTGTGCAAAAGTAATCTCACCTAACTTGGCTTGTGTCCACGGCAAAGCAGCTGACGCTGAATCAGCGGTTAACGCTTGGATATGTGAGACAGTTCCATTTGTTAACAAACGATAGATATCACATCGTTGATTCGAAAATGCGATGATGTATTGTTCATCATCAGAAAAAACAAATGGCTCAAGACGAAGCTGCATACCTGTTGCGCTATTAGAATATGTAACAGCACTTTCAGCAGCAGCCCAAATGCGAGTGCCAGCACGCTTTTCTAAACCACCCTCAGAACGAATAAAGAAATTGCGCAGCGTTTGAGCAGCGCGATTATAAACTTGAGAATCTGTACGAGAGAGTAGATTAGGGCTGACTTCACCGTAATCGAAGCTGGTCAGCGGTACTCTGATTCTTGCCATTAACTACGCCTTTCAACTTTGAACCTGTTCGTTATCAGCTTACGCGTAGTTTGTTGTTGTGAGTCGAGAGTGCGTGCTTGAGACATGGCGGTTTTGTATTTCTCATCCATGATTCTCATCAGACCATCATCACGCGCAATCGCAGCTGCAAAAATAGCAGCAAGTTG